AAGATGAAGAAAAAGAACGATTAGAAATAGCAATGGCAGCAACAGAAAATGCCCTAACTATAGCTAACACAGCATCACAAGCATCTATCTTAAAGCAAATAAATACAGCTACAAATATTAACTCTTATTATGTGGCACAGATTCAAGGTGGTGTATATCGTGATACAACTCAGTTAGATGGTGGAAAGGTAGTAGACAACAAGTTAGTTTTTAGAAGTTTAACACAAGAACAATTACACAACGAAATGATACAGGAGCAGTATAAATGAACAAATTAATAACTTTATTTTTAATCGTAGGACTAACTGGGTGTTCTTTATTTGCAAAAAAAGTAGAGGCTAATACTAATATTAATGGCAATGTAGAATCAAGATGTACAGTTAATACTGATACTGTAGGTTATTACGGAAACCCTAATGCGTATACGCTTACGACTTTACCTGCAAGTGATGGTCAAGTGCCTGTCATTCGTGTTGATACATCTCTGGCTAATGCTTACAAAGCACAGATAAGTTACCCTACTTCTTTTAGTTCAAGTCCAAGTTTAGGTGACTCTGTTACATGGACAGGAACAGTTGCATATGCCTCTGGAAGTGTTTCTGGTATGAGTGCTTATCAAGCAGCCAGTACAACAGCAGATGGCGGTGCAATGAGAACTTATAATTTAACACTAGCAGGTACAACTTGGTTTAATGTTACTTCAGTTGCTACCTACGGTGGTGGTTCACAAAAAGCATTTCCTGGTGGTTCATATTCGGCAGTTGTAGTAGCAGAATGTATCGCCCAGTAATACTGTGGTTGTTGCTATGTGGTAGTGTAGCAGCACATGATATGACACCCACTTACCCCAAGTGGAAAATGTCATTTATACCAAGTGCCAAGATGACCACAATGCAGGTGTTTAATAAAAGATCGGATGTGCAATGGTATCAGATTGGTGTGTTTGATAAAGAATGGCAACCTATACCGTTTGTTACTCGATACAAGATCATAAATATAAAGTATTTGCATCGTGTTAAGTTTGATGTATATGTTAATGCAGAAAATGCAAAAGTTGCTGAATACATATGTTCAACATCGAAACTTAGAGGCAATGATGATTTTAAGCCAATTGTAGAGTCTAAGATTTGTTCGAGGTTTAAGTGAAACGGTGGTTAATTTTATTATTACTGAGTTCACAAGTAATAGCAGATAGTAACTCAATGAGTTTTTCTTTGCCTAGTATGAGTTCTGTAAGTGGTTCGGACAGTATTAGAGCAGGTGATCTTGATTGTAAAAATGCTATAGGCGGTAGTACAAATTTTGAGATTGGAATGACTGGCGTAATTAACAATGCTATTGTGCCAATTATAGGGAAAGAAGGCAATGATCCGCAGACTAAAGACATTGGGTTATATGCTAGACTTATTATTCCTTTAGATGGGCCAAGTGAAAGAATAAATTGTAATACGCTTTACCAGTTAGAATTACAAAGAAGAAGGTTAGAAGTAGAAAGATTAAAACAAGAAATTGAATACTTGAAGCAATTACAGAATGATGGAGCATTTAATAATTAATGGCTGATCTAGGAGAAAAAGTTGCACAAGTTGAAGGTTTAGTTGATAAACGACTAAAATTTCTGGGATTAAGGTTTACATATACCAGTTTGGTCGCAGCATTTGCTCTAATTTCAACGATTGTTGGTTCACTCTATGGAGGATTCCTTTTATATCAAAAAGTTGAAGGAATAGCAAATTTGGACTTAGATGCAATAGCTGGACAGATGGCAAAGACTTCTAGCGATGTTATGAGAATAGAAGAACATGCTAATGCTATAAAAATTGAATTAAAAAAAGATATGACTGATTTGCGTAACAGTCAATGGAACTTAGAGTCAAAGGTAGATACTAAATTACAGTCTGTAGATACGAAACTTACAAACTACGACACTAAATTAGATCGTTTTGACATCAAAGTAGAGCAGACTAAAGTAGACATGGAAAATCGTATACAAGAGTCTTTAGATAACCCTTTAGCTAATTAGGAGATATTATGGGATACGGTAAAAAACCAAAGAAAAGATAATGAAAGGTGTTAAACATTATAGAAAAGATGGAACTGAGCATACAGGTGGTATGCACAAAATGGATGATGGTACTTTACATTCTGGAAAAACGCATACTGCCTCTAGCACAAAATTGTTTCATTATGGCGAACTTAGTAAAGCAGCACAAACTAAAGCTAAAACACATTGGGGCAAATAATGGATGAAAATAGATTTCAATTACAACTTGATAAACACGCTACTCAAATAGCAAAACTGTTTAGCAAGATAGATGACACCAATGCAAAAATACAAAAAATATTTAACATGTTAAATCAAATTAGATATTTCTTGTATGGAGGTTTTGCCTACTTTATAGCTTCCGAGGTTGGTATGTTTAATTTACTGAAGTTGGTAGCATGATAAGTTTTTTAACAAATATAGCTCCAATAGCATTAGGCTTTGTAGCTAAGTTGTTTGCACTTAAAAGTCAAGCAGCACAAGAACAACAGAAAATGATGATAGAAAACCTACAGGTTAGGAACGAATCTATTAATCAAGCTAGGTCAATGGCACAGAAAGAAAGTCCAATGGCTGCTATGAATAGAAGGATCATTATTTTAACTATATTAGCCTTAGTTATTTTTACACAAGTGGCTCCTGTGTTTTGGGATGTTCCTACAGTCATTCCTACGGTCATTGAAGGGGCCAGTATATTAGGATTACAGCTTACTCCTGATGTGATAGAATATGTAACTGTAGAAGGGATGTTAAAGTTTGATGAAATATTTAGATGGGCAACAATGATAATCGAATTCTACTTTGGAGCACAACTAGCAAAAGGTAGGTAAAAATGAAAAGGGCGATTGTTATACCCGACCAGCATTTTCCAATACATGATGAAAGTGCAGTTAAAGTTACATTAAAAGCGATAGAATTTGTAAAGCCAGACATATTTATTAATCTGGGTGATGTTGGAGAATGGGAGTCAGTATCTGGACACAGATATAAAAGAAGAAAAAGACCACCATTAGAATACCAGCTTCCAGAAATAGATAAAGAAATTAAAGCTGTTAATAAACAAATAGACAGGTTTGACAGGGTGTTAGACAAGATTAAATGCAAAGAACGACATATTCTTGCAGGTAATCATGACGAATGGCTAGATGCGTTTGTAGAAGAGAATCCATATCTTGATCAGTACACATTTAGAAATGCGTGTAAGTGGGATGATAGGGGATATGAGTATCGTAAGTACAATGAAGTATTAAGTATTGGTAAATTATCTTTTATACATGGTGCTTATTGTGGTGTAAATCACGCTAAGAAACATTTAGATAGTTATGGAACAAACATTATGTATGGGCATGTTCATGATGTAGCAAGACACTCAGCCACTAGATTACTAGATGGAAACATAAGTTCTTGGGCTATGGGTTGTTTAAAAGATATGTCAGCAGAAAAAAATACATGGTTAAAAGGAAGGCTACACAATTGGAATCATGCTTTTGGAATTGTAACTTTTTTTGACAATGGTAATTTTCAAGTAGAAGTAGTAGACATTGTAGAAGGAAAAGGTTCAGTTTGGGGAAAAATAATTAAAGGGTAAATAAATGGCTAAAGGAATGTTAACAGGAGATGTGCCACTTGGCCCAAACAGTCAATGGTTTTTTGGAAATAGTGATGTAGCATATGCAAATCTTAAAAGAGCAGGTTACAATCCTACTGATTGGGGCTATCATTTTTCAAATAACAAAGTTGATAGATTTGTACATAATAGATATAAAAAATTTATAGAAATACCAAGATAATAAGGACACATTATGACTTATAGAGAATTAATTAATGAAGTATTAATAAGATTGCGTGAAGATACAATTGCGACAGATTGGTCAGGTGCAATTAATGATAGTGCTAATATATCTGCCTATCATAAAGTTATAGGATCATTAATTAATGATGCTAAAAGAGGTGTTGAAGAAAGACATGATTGGCTTAATCTTAGAGAAACAGTTAATATATCTACAGTAGCAAGTACAAAAAACTACAATTTATCATCTGGTCAAGAGATAAAAATAATGGATGCAATAAACAACAATACAGGCATTCATTTACATCAAGTAAGCAAACAGTACATTAACACTATAAAGTACCCTACAGACGATACTGGTGAGCCTTTATATTATGCTTTTAATGGTAGTGATAGTTCTAATAATTTAAAAGTAGATTTATCGCCAATACCTACTGAAGCACACACTATTTCTTTTGATATAGTGAAATACCAAGACAAACTTACAGATGCAACAACTGTACTTAAAGTTCCTGCTCAACCAGTTATATTAGGAGCATGGGCCAGGGCAATAGCAGAAAGAGGTGAAGATGGTGGAACGCAATCTAGCATAATGGCACAAGAAGCTAATGAAGCACTTAAACAAGCAATAATATTAGATAGTGGTAATACAAAATACGAATCAGATTGGTTTGTAAATGAAAATCATAGTAGTCAATACGCAACAGGATTAAATTTTAGATAATGGCAAAACAAATATCA